ATATGCTGGGATTCAAGTATGAAGACCGCACCCAACCGTTCGAAGGTTCGTCCGGGGTCGTTCACCCCTTACTCGCTGAATCTGTAACGCAGTTTCAAGCCCAAGCGTATAAGGAACTTCTCCCCCCAAGCGGCCCCGTTCGTACCCAAGTCATAGGGCTCTCAACACCTGAAGTGCAAGATCAGGCGAAGAGGGTTCAGCAATTCATGAACTATCAGATCACTGATGTCATGCGCGAGTACGATCCGGACATGGACCAGCTTCTATTCTACCTTCCTCTTTCAGGATCAGCGTTCAAGAAAGTTTATTATGATGGGCTCTTGAAGCGTGCGACGGCGAAGTTCATCACCAGTGAGGATTTGGTGATCAACTACATGGCGACGGATCTGGAGAGCGCTGACAGGATAACGCATGTCATAAAGACGAATGGAAATGATGTAAGAAAGCAGCAGCTTGGCGGATTTTACCGCGACGTGGAGTTGCTAACAGGACAGACGGAGTCATCCGACACTGTGGATAAGGTTGATGAATTGCAGGGAGTTGAAAAACAGAATTATTCATCCGATGATGATGAGCATGTCATACTGGAAATGCATGTTAATGCCGACGTTCCCGGATTTGAGGACACATCCGGCGTAAAGCTTCCATACATAGTTTCAATAGACCAATTTTCAAGAACGGTTCTTTCCATAAGGAGAAACTGGAAAGAGGGTGATCCTAATTTTGCAAAGAACCATTATTTTGTACACTACAAATTCCTCCCAGGACTGGGGTTTTACGGCTTTGGTCTAATACACATGCTAGGCGGATTGTCAAGAACTGCAACAAGTGTTTTGCGGCAGTTAATTGATGCAGGCACTCTTGCCAATCTGCCAGCAGGTTTCAAGGCACGAGGAATGCGCATACGCGACCATGACGAGCCATTGCAGCCAGGGGAATTCCGTGATGTGGATGTGACAGGCGTTTCCATCAAGGAATCACTGTTGCCACTTCCTTACAAGGAGCCATCACAGGTTCTATTCGCTCTTCTAGGATTTGCAGTTGACGCAGGAAAATCATTCGCGGCGATTGCGGATATGAAGATGGGAGAAGGAAACGAGCAGAATCCTGTAGGAACGACACTTGCTCTTTTAGAGCGTGGAACAAAGGTCATGAGTGCGATACACAAGCGATTGCACTATGCACAGAAGATTGAATTCAAGTTATTGGCAAAAGTATTCCAGATTTATCTTCCACCGCAGTACCCTTACATGGTTGTTGGCGGAAACCAACAAATTAAACAATCTGATTTTGATGACCGTATTGATGTAATTCCAGTATCCGATCCGAACATATTCTCAATGGCACAGCGTGTCACATTGGCGCAACAGCAACTGCAATTGGCAAGCGCCGCACCACAGCTCCATAATTTGCGTGAAGCATACAGAAGAATGTACGACGCGATGGGTGTGGATAACGTGGAGGCGATACTGAAGCCTGATCCGGAAATGCCGGAACCCATAAGTCCGGCAATGGAAAATTCAGGTGCTATGAGTGGAAAACAACCAAAAGCATTTCCAATGCAGAACCATATGGCGCATATGCAGGCGCACGCCGAGTTCATGTTCACGAGAATGGTGCAGATCAATCCGCAGTTGTACGCTATGCTGCAAGCACACGTCTCAGAGCATATCTCATTGATTGCAGGGCAACAGGTACAGGAAAAATACAAACAGCAATTCCAGCAGTTGCAGCAGCAAATGCAACAGGCACAGCAGAATCCTCAAGCAATGCAGCAAATGCAACAGCAACAGGAGCAGTTGGTAAATCAGCAGGCTGCGGAACAGGCGCAGATTGAAGCACAAATGACCAAGCAATTAGCGGCCGATGAAGAGGCTAGAATAAGCAAAGAACAGCAGGATCCACTAATCAAGCTTAAACAGCAAGAAATTGACCTGAAGGCAATGGAAACACAGATGAAATTGCAGAAGGACATGATGGTGGACTCTGAAAAGCTAGATCTTGAAAGAGACAAGCTGGAGGCGGAGACAAGTATTGACTTGATGAAAGCGTCAGCAGATGTTAATAAGGAAGATTCCACAGAAGCGATGGCGCTTCTAAAAGAGAACATGGCGGCTACGAGGGAAGCCATGAAGAACCAGTCAGCTGAAAGGGTTGCAAAGGAAAATGCAAGATCAAAAACAAACGGACAAAATAAAAAAACAACTTGAAAAGCTTAGCACGGTGATGCAAAGAGTTGAACAGGTTGCCAAGGAGGAAATATCTTCCCCTGATGATTATTTGCAAGTTTGCGGTGCGCTATTGGCAGTGACCCGTAATATGTACGTTGAAGCACTGGGACCTTTTGATACTGCACGCATGTTCGAGGCCGTTGCAGGCACTTTTCAAGTTCAGGAAGATATTATGGAAGCTTTCCATCGCGATGGTGAAAAGCCAACCATACACTGATGCCGTTCAAGTCAGAAAAGCAGAAAAGGTATATGTGGGCGAAGGAGCCGGCAATCGCCAAGAGATGGACGGAAAAATATGGGAATAAGCCCAAGAAAAAAGGTGGAATAATTAAAAAACGCAGAGGAGGAATTGCAAATGCCACAGGTAGGTAAAGAGAAATTTCCATACACTTCAGCTGGAGTGCAGCAGGCGCAGAAGCGTGCGCGTGCTACAGGCCAGAAGGTCAACATGGCCGGATACAAGAAGGGTGGAACAAAGAAAAAGTATAAAAAAGGTGGAACAGTGAAGAAGAAAAAAGGCGGAACAGTGAAACTGAAGAAATATCACCATGGAGGTCGAGTGAGTGGCGGTATGAAAGATAAACAATGTTAACAAGGAGGTAGATATGAATTTATTGAAAGACCTTTGGGGACATTTAAAAGAATGGAATGAGTGGAAATTGAAGGATTGGATAAAAGCCGGAATTTTAGTCATCATTATTCTTATAGTCCTTAAAGTTATTATTTTGCCAGGTGCATAATGGCAACATTTACTGATAGAGACGCCATTAGGGAAGGATATGGAAAGCCTCGTAGAAGGTTTAGCCATCCAGGACGTCGTGCACAGGCTCTAGCTACAAGTGGCGCTGGAATAGTCCATCGTGAAATGATGGACTTGCAGCGCCAGCCAGAACTGAATAAGGCAGATACAGGCAGGCTAAAAGAACTCAGGCGCGACTGGAACAGAAACAGAAAATACACGGACGCCGGAATGGCGCTTGCCGGTGTAACGACACCACAGGGCGCTCAAGATGCATTTATGCGCAGTACGGAAGATTTTCGTCAGTTAAACAAGCCAGCGTACAACAAGATGTATCCGCTCACAGGCGGATTCATGGATTATGCGGGCAAAGGTGGCATGTGGGGTTCTATGCTTTCAGGATTGGCAGGAAAGACAAGGAAGAATATTACGGATTATGGCAAGGATCTTTTAGAGAAAAAAGGCATTCTTGGCACTGTTGATTCCAGTCCGCAAGATCAAGTGGAGTATGCGGATCAGACATTCGGACCAAACATGTATGACATAGCTGGTCCGTGGTTTGGAACGGCGCCACTTGAGGACGTGGAGATATCAGATCTTCCTGATGAACCTTTAAGAGTACAAAAACAGGATTGGGTGGATGACATCACAGAGACGGATTTACCTGATGAACTACAAGACCCTCCAAGCTTCTGGGATCATTTATATCCTTGGGGAGGAGTTGATCCAAATATTGGAAGGGAAACAGTGATTCCAGGATATGGCACTACGTACATTGAAGAGCCGGATGAAAAATATGAGAAGTACATTGAAAGGGGCGAGGAACCACTACCAATTACACCATATGACGATTCAGCCCATGAATTTGGAATGGGAATTGGAAAGTTCTTCAAGGAAATGCCGGAGTCAATGAAGCCCGACTGGGAGGATTATTTGGAATACGTGGGAAGACTGGGAGACATGCCAGGAGGCAAACTGACTTATGACGAGTGGCAGCGCATGATGCGCAGGAGAAGGTAATGGCACGCTATCCAGGAAATTTTACCGACAGTGAACTGCTCACTTTACCTAGAAATTTAAGAACTAGTCCTGATGGACTTGATTCAAAATTAGCTTACGTTACCCAGCCAGAAATTGATATGCTAGTTAGAGCCAATCCTCACGGTTCTATGCAAGGAAAACCTAACAGAGGTCCTGAAGGAATTCCAAGCTTGGATGGGGATTATGGGACTTTTGCTCCTTCAAGACCTTCACGACCAAGTGGTGGTAGTAGTGGTGGCCGTGGTGGCCGTGGTGGCCGTGGTGGCCGTGGCGGCCGTGGCGGCGGTGGAGATGGCCGTGGCGGCGGTGGAAATGAACAGAGACGACAAGCCAGCGAACGAGCTAGACAGGATAGAATCAATAGAAATAATAGAGCAAGAATAGCGAAGATAGAGCAGGACAGGAAAGAAGCGGAAAAAGCCGCAGCCGGAAGACAATGGGATCCTAGA